ATGAATCTCAGGAGTAAACTCCATTTGGTCAAAATCAACATAACGTTCAGCCCTGTTTCTGTTTGAAATCATGTTCAATGTCATGATGTTCATTGGGTTGTATTCTGTCTTTTTGAACTGTTGTCCGGAGGCAGACTTGAAACGCTGTGCATATATATCTAAGTGCCGTCTTCTTAGTTGTCTACCAGATTGAGTTCTTCTCTGAGTTATAGGTCCAGAGAACAATCTAGTTAATGTTTTGAACAACTCACTTTGATTGTTGTTCGGGTTCCTAGTATTACGAGCCATCTTCTATCCTTTATATATCCACAAAAATTCTTTAGCCTTCTTGATCTCCTCTTCATGTTTTTCGTTGAATGTTTCTTTGTAAAAGTTTTGGCCTTTTATTTGAGTATTCATTGTCGTAGTGCTTTTGAATACTCCACCAAGCATCGCTTTCTTATACGCCATATCCCTTTCGTTTTCTGTTAGTGCTGTATCACGAACCCAACAGGCAATTGCCAAAGACATTACTAGGTCATCATTATAAGAACGCATGGCTTGAGGTTTACCATTAACCCAAACAAAAGTTTTTAATTCATGAAAAACTCTGGAGGAGTGCATAGTAATTAGTTTGTTTCTGATGTACTCTTCTAATTTGGCCACGATTAATGGTCTTGTCTTTGTTGATGTTGTAAAACCGGGAACAGCTCTGTCATCATTTTCTGCCAAGTAGGCTTCCACATATTCATGAGTTGACTTGATGGAATAATAAAGTTTTGGATATTGTAAATCTTTTAGCTTCTCGAGTACAGCAATACCGACTCCAACATTTTCAACAACCAACAAACAGTTTCCATATTCAGACCCAGCATCATAAAGAATCCTTGCATACATATCCAAATCTGGCTTTCCTTGGTATTCTGCGACAACAGTCATCGTATCTACCCTTATGACATGAAAGCAGCTAAAATCAGCACCATCGCCCCTTGAAACGTCTGCTGATAATATATATGGGACGCCTTCTTCAAACTTTTCCCATATCCAAAAGTTTCTATCATAACCAGTTCTGTAGATAGGGTCGCATACGTCGTTAATTATTCTAGTCAAGTCGTCCGGATTGATAACGGTTTCACCAGAAGCATTGAACGAACACTCAAGCTCTTGTGCGATTTCTCGCTTTGACATGTTTGTGGTCTCTTTATTGTACCAAGCTTGATTTCTTTCGGGATGCACATCCCACATGAGCTTTATCGGGTGAAAGTCATTGAGGCCCGTCTCGGCTTCGCTATAAGTCTTGTGAAACCAGTTTCCAACCCCGTTTGGAGTGGAGAGGGCTATACACCTACCCCCTGTCGATAGAGTGGGATAAAGACCTGTCCACAGCTCGTCAAAGCCATCAACGAAAGCGGCCTCATCCACAATGAGCAAAGACAAGGCTTCAGAACGACCAGCGTCTCCGGAAGTTGAAGCGGCCTTTACTTGAGAGCCATTTGATAGTTCAAATGACTGTCTATTGTCGACTGTAATCTTTGCAATTAGCATGAAAGAAGGGAGATTCTTGAAAATCATCTTTACCTTCTTTACGAGGTTCGTTGCTGTGGATAGTTTGGTTGCAATAACGAGAACATTCTTTTCTCGATGAAACAACATGAACCAAGCAACATAGGCAGCAGATATTGTTGAAATACCTAACTGCCTTGCTTTTAAAATGACATTGAAGCGATAGTCATTAAAGTCTTTTAATAAATCTTTCTGATAATCAAAAGTCTTAAATGGGATCTGTCCTTTGAGTGGATGAGATATCTTACAATAGTTGTCAATGAAGTATTGCGGGTCTTTACCGCACCTGACAAGTTCGCTTACAATTTCTTTTTTGGTGAGTTTCACTTAAACTCCTATTTCTTTTGATTGTCGGCTGCCTTGATGTATTCGTTGTTAGGACGTTTTGCTTTTGCTGTTTCCAAAAACTTTTTTGTGATGTCTCGAACACTTGGTTCGGAAGGGGCACCAATTTGGTCCATTTGAAGCCCACCAACTTTATAGTGTTGGTAAGCTTGAACAAATGTGCGAACGCGAGAAGTTGTTTGAACTATGATATTTGGCTCGCCCTTTGGAGTCAATGTAACAGACTTGCCGGTAATGTTCTTGTATTCTTTTTGCAAGAATTTTTTAACTTCATTGATGGTCAATGAAATTTCATTCTCGAAAGAACCATCTTTCACATCTTTCATCATAACGTCAGATTGATAAGTAATGATCATTGAGTCGCCATAAAACTTTACCTTAAAGCCATCATTGCAACGCTTATCTAACAAGGGGATTCCGTCTTCTCTTTTGAGACCAACTTTTCTAACTTGACCATCTAAGGAGTAGTTCTCCATGTGGCCACCATCCCAAGCATTTGCAGCAGCTTGAGAAAGTCCTTGAATAATTTCTAACATTTCTTTGTTCATTTATTTGGTCTCCATCCAGATTTCCATCTTTCTTCTCGACCCTCAACCCACTGTATATAACACTTAAAGCAGCATTCAAATTTTGTCATATAAAGATCATCAACAGATTTAAATGAGTATGTGTTGCAAGTCGGACAAGAGCGTCTTGATTCTCTATTAAGTAGTTCTTTTGATATTAAAATACCCCCTACCTCTTCCTTTTCGCTTTCGGTGGTACGTTTGTAGTTTGTCTTAAGCTGTTCTAAATATGCCTTCTCTTTTTCATTGTCCCAAGCGGCTTTTGGGTGCTTGATAGTATCTTCTCCATATTTTTCTGCAATTGCTTTTTCAACTTTTGCAATATATTCTGGATCTTTATTTTTCATTATTTCTCCATTACTTGATTGATAGCATAGACTGTTGCAACGGACGTTCCTGTTCCAATGACAAAGCCACCAAAGAAAGCCCACATTGATCGTTGTGGCTTTGACTGCGCTCTCAACACCTTCAACTCTTCCTCTTTGATTTCCATAAGGTTTTCGTGTTTATAGTCCAATGCATCATATTGAGCTTTTAGAATATCATATTCATATTGTTTATCTGCAACTTTTACTGTACACTCAAGGTCATTTTGAATTTGACATTGGTTTACATTGAACTCACATTGAGATATCATTGTTGCAACAGCTTCATCGTTGAATAGTCTTCCGTCAAAAGAGGCCGTGTCTCCTGTTTTCAATTTTTCGTATTGAGCTTCGCCATAGGCTAGCGACATTAAAAATAAAATCATTTCTTCTCCGTTATTCCAAAGCCTTTGATTGCATCATCAAGCTTCTTTGGATCTTCCTCGAGTTCGTCTTTTCTATCTTCTCTCTCGTCCTCAGCATCTTTTATGGCTGCTGTGGCAGTGGCATGAGCATCTTTTACAGATTCAGTATGAGCCTCACCAGCGTCTTTTATACCATCAGTCTCGATATCATGTGCATTATCAATAATGACATCTTCCTTTTCTTCAAGACCTTCGAGCTTTTTCTTTCTCATTGAAGCAATTATGGCTTTTACAATTGCATATAGCCCCAAGCTACCAATGGTAGCGAGGAGCCATTTCCAGTTTTCTTTAAGCCAAATCATTAGGCCTTCCATACTTTTGCAAAGTCAATAGCAGTTTGGCCACCAATGTATGTCATTGCAATCATGCCCCAAGTGTCAGCATCAAGGCCAGCGCCCCAATAAAGTAACCCAGTAGCAACGGCAAAAACAAGTAGCTTGCGAGAAATAACTTTCTCTTGCATTGCATCAAAGACACCTTTATCTTTTCTATCGAGATAAAGGGCTTTTCTAATATCGTCTCTTCTTTCATCTAAGGTCTCTTTAATTTTTTCTTTACAGTCAATGTTTGCCAATTTTTCAGCAATTTCTTCTTTTAAGCTCATAGAAAAGTCTCCCACATAATGAACTTAATTAGTTGCCCAAATCACAATTTGACTTGGGCATATCCATCGACTTTGTCAATTTCAATAGTTTTATCAACAACATCTTTGAGATTCTCAAGGTGAGTAATAAGCAAAACTGTTTTGAAATGAGACTTAATCATTTGAAGAAGCCTTACAAAGCCTTCCATATGATCTGCATCTAGTGCCGTTGCAGGTTCATCAAGAATAAAGAAATCAGAACGAGGAAGAGAAGAAACAGATATCAAAGCAAGACGAATAGCCATTGAGGCAATAGTCTTTTCTGCACCAGAACCCATTGACAACGGACGAGGGTCGTAGTTAGGATGCTTTAAATATATCTCTAAACTGTTATCATCATTCTCGATTAAAACTTCAAAGTCGACAATAGTGGACAACACAGAAGATATCTCATTATTGATAATGCAAAGCATTGACTTGATGACTTCGTATGAAATACCGTTTGCATGAGTTGCTTGAACGAATAAGTCATAAGCGATATAGTCTCTCTCTGCATCTTTTACTTTCTGTATTCCTTCTCGAGCTTCTTCCATAGTTCTCTTTGTAGAGCCTTTCTCAGACATTAACTCCAATAAATCAGCTTGACATTTCTTGCTAGCTTTTTCTTTTATTACAATAGTTTTGCGAATAGCTTCAACATCTCTCAATAAAGAAGCAAAGTTTTCATAAGCTTCAATGTTGTCA